CAGACCTAACGGCGACGGTCCTAGATGGGCCACCGCTCGCGGGGATCAAGCTCGGGCGGCTAGCCGCGAGTCCAATCGTCAAGGGCACCGAACTAGCGGCAGCGTTCAACGCATACAGCGCGACCATCGCAGCAGCCGCGGCGGCATGGGCAGCCACTGTTCCGCCGACTTCAGTGTCCAACGGCGCTTACATCGGATCGATTACGGCTGCGACGGTCGCTCTGCAAATAACGATCGCCGGCTGGCTATCGACCAAGGCCCTGACGGAGTAACCCCATGGCAGATATCAAGATGCAAGGCGGCGACATGGTGATCGAGGACGGCGAAATTTCATTCGTCACGCATCAGCCGGCGATCGGCCAGCATATCGAGATGAGGCTAAGGACTTTCTTGGGAGAGACGGTGTACGATCAATCGGCCGGCGTTCCTTATATTCAGGTCATCTTCCTAAAGCAGACGCCGCTCGATTCGGTGCAATTCATACTTGAGCAAAACGTGCTGAGCACGCCAGGGGTAACGGGGATCGAGGAGTTCGATCTAACGCTCGACCCGCTCACGCGCGGCCTGTCGGTCGTCGGTTCTGTTACGACGATCGATGGTGACGTAGACTTCGACGTTTCGCTCACACAAACACAAGGGTAGATCATGGCATTCGGACTAACCGCAAACGGCCTAGCGACACAAACTCAGTCAGAGATCTTTGACGAACTAGCCGCGCGCGTTCAGGCGCAATTCGGCACGAACACAAACGTCGACATTAGCTCGATCATGGGCCAATGGATCAACATCACGGCCGAGGTCCAAGCGCTCGACCAGTCAGAATTGCTCGCGGTGTGGCGGCGCTTCGATCCGAACAGCGCCGAGGGCATAGCACTAAACGCGCTAGCGGCTCTCACGGGCTCGGTGCGCCGCGGTGCCACGTCATCAGTGGTCGATGGGCTGGCCGAGTTCTCGGGCGCGGGCACGCTCCCTAACGGATCGCTAATCCGCAACGAAGACAACTCGACCACATGGGAACTGATAAACGGCCCGCTCGTCTTCGCAGGGCCGGGCACACTGGCTGCTACCTATCGGGCTGTAGACACGGGCCCGATCCTGGCGAACGCGGTACCACCAACCACATGGTCTGTGGTGACGGTCGTTCCCGGCTTCGTCGGGTTCACCAATCCCACGGATGACGCGACACTTGGCCAGAACGAAGAGAACGACGAGGACTTCAGGCGACGCAGGCAGCGCGAACTGTACAGCCAGAACATCGGCCCGCTTCTCTCGATTCAGGGCGTCGTCTCCAAGGTCAACACGAGCAACGGACGCGTAACTGATGTGCGCGTCTACCATAACCCCGCAGCGAACCCGGCCGACGCCGACGGCATACCGTTTAAGGCGTTCAACGTGGTCGTCGAGACTGACCCGCCGCTACCGCTTCCGCAGATACCTGGGCCCACAAACCCGCTCGCCCAAGATATCGCCGACGCGATATTCTCAGCGACTGGCGCAGGCGGCGAAAGCTACGGCACCAGTTACGGCGACACCACTACCATACCGCTGAACCTGATCACCGTAACCGATGTAGAGAACCAAGCGCAGGGCCCGATCGAGTTCGACGTTGTGGAAGATATCGACATCTTCATCGACATCGACATCGAGGTTTTCAGCAACAATGATGACGGCCCGGTCGTGCCAAGTGACCCGCAGCAAATGGCCGACCTAATCAGGAGCACGGTCGCAACATCGCTAACGGGCGCCTTCGTGCAGCTCGGGCGAGATGCACGCGCGCTCGACACGTCTGGAGTGATTCAGAGCTTGATCCTCGATGGCGAGTTATCAGGCATCAAGTCGGCGATAGTCGGTGTGAGTCTCACTCAGCCGGCGTTCCCGATAACAGCCCAAACGGCAAACATCACGATCCGGCAGAAGCCGGACTATGACACCGGAAACATTCGGATCGAGATCGACGGGGGCGCCTACTAATGGCCGGCTGGGGCTCGGGTGCGTTCTGGGGCGCGTGTAGTCCTTGGGGCCTCGGCGAATGCGAGAGCGAGATCTGCGACTTCGTACAGTCGCGCATCCTTTCGCAGATGGACTCGACCACGGGAAATCGAGACTTTCGAGATTTCATGTGCATCGTCGCCGAGCCCTTCGGCAAGTTCGTTGATGTTGCGAAGGACGTTTCAGGCGCGTTCGATCTAGACACTGCGGTCGGGGTTCAGCTCGACATGATCGGCAGCGTGATCGACCTGCAGCGCTCGGGCTTCTCAGACACCCGCTATCGATCCTTGCTCAAGATGCAAGCGAGCATCCTACAAGGGCAGACCGACGGAGACTGGACCGGCAGCGTCAATCAGATCCTTGCGATGGCGCGGACATTCATCGGCGGTACGGTAGGCGTCGACCCGCCGATCGTCTACACGCTGGTTCCCCCTTACGCGTTCACGCTCAGCATTCCCACGACACTTAGCGGCCCCGAATTCTCGGTTCTGTTTCATATGTTTTGCCGGGCGCTCTATGCGGGCGTGCTGGGGTTCATCGAGATCGTGACGCCCGGCGCAAATCTATGGGCATCACATCACGGCCCGGTCGCCGACTCGGCGATCTGGTGCTCGCATCATGGGCCGACCGCTACACCGTGCGGGCAATGGTCGGCGGTAGTGGCAACTACTGGCTGCTAGGAGATAACGAAAAATGGCAACGCGTCCAATAGGCAACCCCCCAATCTGGTCTTCAATCGCCAACTACCCGCCAGGCGTAGATCCATGGTCAGGCAACGCTCGGAGCGTCCCGATCCCGACAGGGGAAGCGGGAGGTTTCACGCCGGATACCGGCATCGTCGCCGAATACGCGAACGCAGAATTCAAGGTGCTTTCGACGTGGGTCGAGTGGCTCAGCTTCGGATCGAACGCCGCGGGCCTCGATGCTCACGTCATCGAGACCGATTCGACGGGCGTCTCAGCGATCGCCGGACTAACCGCGGGCGGCACGGCTGGCGCATTCCCAGCGATAACCGCGACCGCTAACGCAGGGGCCACAGGCTCGGTTATCAGCGCTACGAACAACTCGGGCGGCTTCGCTATCCTCGCAAACTCGAACGGCGTGCTCGCGGCTATCAGAGGCGTCTCGACGGGCGTGCAGCCTGGCATCGAAGGGCGCAACACGGGCGGCGGCGGACCTGGCATCAGCGGCACCGGGGACGGCGCAGGCTCGGGCGTTATCGGCACGGGTGGCGCGACGGGCGAGGGCGTATCGGGCACGGGCGGCGCGACCAGTGGCGCGGGCGTATCGGGCACGGCGATCGGCTCTGACCCTGGTGTGCTGGGCGTTAGTTCGCTGACCTCGACCGGATCGATGGGCGTGCTCGGCACGGCTTCACGGCTCGACAGTACCGGCGTGCAAGGTACCCAGCTGAACCCGGGCGCAGACCCGCTGAACGCGACGCACGCCGCGATCTATGCCCAGGCAGCCAGCACCGGTACCGCGCTGCGAGCCACTGCCGTCGACGGGTATGGCGTTTTCGCAGCCGGCAAGTCAGTTGCGCCTGTCCGTGCTGCCCTACACCTAGACGCACAGAGCGCCGACCCGACGACGTTTCTGGTGGGCGATGTCATCTACAATGGGACAACGGACCAGCTGCGCGCCTACATTGAGGATCGATGGAAAGGGATCTGGGCAACACAGGAGGGCTTCACCTATGGATTCCGCGAACTGCTCGGTGCGACATCCACACTTAGCAATGTATTTCAGTCCGTGCAAAACGTGACGCTCTTGGCGCCGGCCGATCCTAAGGTTCCGGGCGGTCTGGTCACGATCGCGATACAGTTCGAGATGGGGTCAGCTGCAGCGGGATCGACTTTTGAGTGGCGGCTAGAAGACACAACGGCGGGCGGAGTGTTCCCCATGGCAGCTCGGACGGAGGAGGTGCAGGTCGGAACCGGCGCAGCTGACGAGCGTTATGTCGTCGCTAAAGCTCAGTATATTATTCCCGCGGCCGGCTCGCGCAGCTTCGACCTGCAGTTCCGTGCCACCGACAACGTTACCGCGTCGCACATCCGCCGGGTCACGATGGAGGTGTCCGGCTGCTACGAATAGACCCGAACCAATGGCGAAGAGAAAAACAAAGGCCATCACAAAGCCGCTGCTGCTAACCCAGGAGATAGTCGACGAGGCCGCGGCCATCGTGCGGATGGGTAACTTTCGATATGTTGCACGCGGGCGGCTGGGCATCAGCGAGGGGACATGGAAGTCGTGGCTGTCCCGCGGTCGCCGTGACCTTCGGGAATCGGAGAACGGCGAATCTGAGATGTCTCTTCAGGCGAAATTTGTGGTGGCGCTCGACAGGGCTGAGAACGAGGCGCTATCAGAGATAATCCGAGACGTTATGCTCCTGGGAAGCGACCCGGCGAGCGTCAAGATCAAGCTTGAATACGCATACAGGAGACACGGGAAGCTATTTTCAAGAACCGCTAGCGGCATTGATGACGAGACGGGCGAGACCGTCCGCGTCGATCCGCTGGAGTTATTGGCCGAGAAGCTCAAGCCGTTCATTGACTAATGGGACGACCAACGATCATCGAGACGCTGGGAAAGATTAGCCCGGCCAAGATCCAGGCGATGATCGCCACGCTATCACCAATTGAGGCTCAGTCGATTATCGACTGCTGGCCTTTGTGGGCGCTTCAGCATCAGCAAATGCCTGATGGGGAATGGCGGCGATGGAGTTTGCGAGCGGGTCGCGGCGGCGGCAAAACATACGGCGGCGCCAAATGGATCAACGAACTCGCCGAGGATCGATCGAAGATCAAGACCGGAGACATCGCTATCATCGCGCGGACGTACACCGACGTCCGCCAAACCTGCATCGAGGGAAGCTCGGGGATCCTTGCGACTGCTAAGCCAAGCTTCCGGCCGATATGGGAGCCCGGAAACCAGCTGCTAACGTGGCCCAACGGCGTGCGCGGTCGAGTCTTCTCAGCGGATAAACCCGAGTCAATCCGCGGCCTAAATGCGTCTGTCGTTTGGGGCGATGAGGTCTGCCACTGGCCCGCGCCCGATAAGACGTGGTTCGAGTCTATTGAACCCGCGCTGCGCATCGGATGGGCCCGCGCAATCATGACGACAACACCGCTCCCCGATCCGTTCATCCGCAAGATCGAGGAGATGCCCGACACAGTAACCACGCGCGCGAGTACCTTCGATAATCCGCACCTTCCCCAAGGCGTGCTCGATAGCCTGCGAACAAACTACGAAGGCACGCGCCGAGGCCTGCAGGAGCTTTACGGCGAGATCCTAGAGGACTCAGACGCCTTCCTATGGTCGCTCGACACGATCGCAGAGCATCGAGTGCGCAACCGGCCCGAGCTGACGCGCGTCGTGGTTGCGATTGACCCGGCAGTGACGGCCCACGCAGACAGCGATGAGACTGGGATTGTCGTGTCCGGCGTAGACTCTGGCGGCGAAGGTTACGT